CAGGTAAAGTTTTGAAGACCGTATCACCTCAAAAAAATGTACTAGCATTAGCAAACATTGAAGATGAAATCACCAATGAATTTGCAATCTATGACTTAAATAACTTTTTAACTGTTGTATCATTATCAGACACGTCAGAGTTTGAATTTGATGAAGAACATGTTATTGTAACTGCTATGCAAGGTCGTAGTGAGTTATCTTATCGTTTCTCGACAGCAAATATGATTGTTACTCCTCCAGAGAAAGACATTCAGTTTCCTGAACCTGAGATTAAAATAAATCTAGCCAAAGGTGATTTAGAGTGGATTTTCAGAACTGCTTCTATTCTAGCAACACCGCATATAGGTATATTCTCTGATGGTGTTGATATATTTGTTTCTGCCTATGATGCCACCGGCGCTAAAAGTCACTCAAACAAGTTAAAATTAGGTCAAAGCGCAGGCGATATTTACAACATTCACTTCAAGATTGAATCATTAAAACTTATTCCGGGTAATTACGAAATCAACATTTCATCTAAAGGTGTATCACACTGGAAGAATAAAGACGTTGATGTACAATATTGGATTACCACAGAACCTGGTTCTAAATTTCAAAAGGCACAATAATGTTAGTGTATATTAGTTGCTTAGATGAAAGTGGAAAAGAGTATTCAGTTGCGATTAATCCTAATCATGTTGTTGCAGTAGTTGAAGTTAGAAAAACTGATTACATTAATCATAATGTTAGTATTTTAACCTCGACAGGATTAGAATATCGCACGTATACTAATTATCTTGAATTAGTTGCAAAACTTAATATTAACGTGTAGTATTAAGTATCAACATCACATCTGACACCTGTTGTAGGGTGTGATGTCTTTTTATATGATGGAGTAGTTATGATTGATAAAAATGAGAATCAGTTCTTATGGGTAGAAGCGTATCGCCCTAAAAAAGTCGAAGATTGTATTCTTCCTGAACGACTAAAAATTCCCTTTCGAGAATATGTCTCGTCTAAAAACATACCAAACTTAATGCTCACTGGTAGTGCTGGTGTAGGTAAAACAACCGTTGCTAAAGCATTGTGTGAAGAAGTCGGGTGTGACTATATGGTCATCAATGGTTCAAGCAACAATGGTGTCGATATGGTTCGAAATACCGTGGTTGATTATGCATCAACAGTATCTTTATCGGGTGGTCGAAAGGTCATCATCATCGATGAAGCTGACTATTTAACTGACAATGCCCAGGCGGCATTTCGTAACTTCATCGAAGAGTTTTCTAATAATTGTACCTTTATTTTTACTTGTAATTTTAAAGAAAAGATTATTGAGCCTATTCATTCAAGATGTGCTGTTATTGACTTCCGTTTAAATAAAGACGAAAAGAACGCAATGGCAGGAGCCTTTTTTAAACGAATCAAAACTATTCTACAACAAGAAAACGTCGAATCAATTGATTCTGTAGTTGCTGAAGTAATCAAAAAACACTTCCCAGATTTCAGACGTGTTCTAAATGAGTTGCAGAGATATTCTAAATTTGGTAAAATAGACACCAATATTCTATCAAATGTATCTGACGAAAATATTAAACAAGTAATCACGTACATAAAAGATAAAGATTTTGGTGGTCTTAAACGATGGGTTGCTAATAATGATTATGAATCTGCTACTCTATATAGAAAGTTATTTGATGCTTTATATGATGTTGTGGACCCTGGTTATGTACCAGCCTTAATTGTAACCTTGGCAGATTATCAGTATAAAAGAGCCTTTGTTGCAGATGGTCAACTTAATGACCTTGCTTTATTGTCTTATATTATGGTGGAGAGTAAATTCAAATGAAAATGGACCTATGGGGAGAAGTAACTGTTGAGGCATCTGATTATGCTGATGAAATAATTAATCAGTTGAATAATAAACAAAACGTAGCTTTTGAACCTAATTATGATAGTACAGGTAAGGGCGTAACTTTAATTCCAAATACTATTAAATTACCAGATAATGGGATTCATTGTATCTATCGTAACAATGTTCCACTTTATGTTGGTTATTCAGGTAATTCAACTCGTGAACGTTTAGGTAAGTTTTGTGGTGCTGTTAGAAAAACATTACGAAGTGATGAACGACATATTGGTGGAGAACGATATCTAAAAGCCTTTGGTGAAGATTTTGAAGGCATCACAGTACGAGCAGTTGAATATTATGCAGGACAAGATATATCTGTTAAACTATCTACAATTACATATGAAATGGCGATAAAACTAAACGCATCGTTTAATGATGTGATATACAAGAAATTACATCCTGATGCTGAATCTGATACAGAGGAGTTTGATACATTATGGGACAAATAATAGACGAAAGAAAACAAAAGATATCTCAGTTAGGGTTAGCGGGTGAAAAAATTATTCGCAATATGTTATCTAAACAAGGTTTAATTGTTGAAGATTCATTAGACTATTATGATAATACCAAAGATATGACAGTATTTGTTTCTAATAAAGATGATGAGTTTGATGAAAATTCTTCGACTATATTTGTAAATGGTAAAACAGTAGAAGTTAAAACTTGCACTCCTTACGTAGAAAAAAAAGCAGTAACAATAAGAAAAAATCAACTCAAAAAATGCAGAAATGTAGATGAGTTATATTTTGTAACTGTACCTCATAAATTTTTACGATACAAATATGAGAATTGGATTTTAAAAATTGACCCTAAAACTTTTGAATGCGAACCATACAAACAAAACGACAAAAGAGAACCTTTGGGTTATCGTAACATGTTAGCAATAAAGATAGGTCAAGAAGCAACTACTCGTATTAGAGAACTTACTGAAAATGAAAAAAATGAACTGTTGAAGCATTCAGTTTCAGGAGAATAGAATGCCAAAAGTTTTTGATTATGTGAATGAGATTCTACAAGGTAAAAAGAATCTCATGATTGATACTGCCTCAGAAAAAGATTACAATCCTTTTCTCACTAATAAAGCATTGTCTCAACATCTAGATTGTGTTGGGTTTGCCAGTGAAATGAATGAACGACCTTGGTTAGATAAAAAGCTTCAATTTCTCTATCATATAAATACTGTAAGGTCCATGAAAAGACCTTTTCACAAGTGGGATAAATCAGATAAAATTGAAGATATAGAATGTGTCAAAGCCTATTACGGCTACTCAGATACTAGAGCACAAGAAGTCCTTCAATTGCTTAGTGAAGAACAAATCCAACAATTAAAAAAACAAACCGATATAGGTGGATTAAGGAATTAGGATGATTGATATTGCAAGTTTCGTTGAGGTAACACTCAAAGAGCAAGATGATTTTTTAAAAGTGCGAGAGACCTTGTCTCGGATTGGTGTTGCGTCTAGAACAGATAAAGTGTTATATCAATCTTGTCACATTTTACATAAACAAGGTCGCTATTACATTACACACTTTAAAGAATTGTTTGCTCTTGATGGTAAGCCTTCTAGTTTAGATGAGAATGATATTCAAAGACGTAATGCGATTGCAAAACTTTTAGAAGATTGGGGTTTAGTGAAGATTGCTAATCCTGACATTATGAAAGATAACATTGGCCCATTACATCAAATTAAGATTATTGCCTTTAAAGAACGTAATGATTGGGAACTTGTTAGCAAATATAACATAGGCAAAAAAAGACAAGATTATTAACTAGAGATACAATGTTTAAAATGATGAATAGAAATTGATTGCAATTTATAATGATGTGTGAGATAATTCAGTATGAAAAAGATTATAGTTAATGGTACGTTTGATGTACTTCATCCAGCACATATAGAATTATTGAATTATGCTAAGAGTTTAGGTGACTTTTTACTTGTATGTATAGACACAGATGACCGAGTTAAACAACTAAAAGGTGAGTCTAGACCTATATATAATCAAGGTGATAGAAGATATATGTTGAACAGCTTAAAATCAGTAGACCTTGTTTTTTATTTTGATAGTGATGAAGATTTAATTGAAATTATTAAAGACTATGAACCAGATATCATGGTAAAAGGTTCTGATTGGAAAGGCAAAGAAATAGTTGCCTCTGAATATTGTAAAGAGATTATATATTATGACAGAATTGAACAGTACTCCTCAACAAAAACAATTCAATCTATTGCTAATAGGTGATAATTGTACCGATGTATATCGATACGGTTCTATTGACCGCATAAGTCCCGAAGCCCCTGTCCCTATTTTCAAATTCAGTCACGAAGAACGACGCCAAGGAATGGCAGGTAATGTACACAATAATCTATCAACCTTAGGGTGCAATGTTGAATATCTACATACAGAATCTTCTATTAAAACTCGTCTGATAGACACTCGAAGTAAACAACATATAGTTAGAATTGATGAAGATATCGATTGTACTCCTATTTTACTTGACACAACAAATATTTCATTGTATGATGCTATCATAATAAGTGACTACAATAAAGGAACAGTTAGTTACGAATTCGTTGAAGAATTAAGAAAACAATATGAAGGACCTATTTTTGTTGATACTAAGAAACATGACCTTGCTAGATTTGAAGGGTGTATCATCAAAATTAATATATTTGAATTTAATAAATTAACAAGTATACCCAGTGAAAACACAGATTTGATTGTTACACATGGTGATAAAGGTGTTGTTTGGAATGGAAATATTATTAAGGCAATTAATGTAGATGCCTCAGATGTGTGTGGTGCTGGTGATACATTTTTATCTGCTTTAACCTATTCTTATTTGAAAACGAATGATATGATACGTGCTATTAAATTTGCCAATAGAGCAAGTTCTATAACAGTACAACATTCAGGAGTATATGCTCCATCATTGAAGGAAATTTATAATGCGGCTTGAAGGATTTGTTGGTAAGGGTTGGGGTTCTGAGTTAATTTGGGCTTCTAATGATAAGTATTGTGGTAAACTATTAAAGTTTAAAACAGGCTCTAAATTCAGTATGCATTTTCATGCCGAAAAAGACGAGACATGGTATGTCTTATCTGGTGAATTTAAAGTTATTGTAATCGACACTTCAAATGCGATTCAGTCTGAGTATGCATTAAGTCAAGGTGATAGTTGGCATAATCCTCCATTATTACCTCATCAAGTAATCTGTATTAAAGAAGGTGTATTGATTGAAGTATCTACACCTGATAGTGTAGAAGACAATTACAGAGTGTTACCTGGTGACAGTCAGTTGACTAAATACACAGATGATTAATGGGAATAATATGATTCGTAAAGAAAAAGAAAGAGTAAATGTAGAACAAGCATTAAATACCAATGCAAATATGTACACAGTTATTCTTGAAGCGGCCGTTAGAGCCAGAAAAATTAAATTTGAACGGGATAAAAAAGATGTTAAAGATGAGAAGCTTAATTTTTATCCCTATAAACCAATTAGTCAAGCCCTTCAAGATATAATTGATGAGCATATAGATGACTAATTGGAAAAGTAAACCTTGTGTATTAGCAATATTTGCAATTATTGTATTTGTTGTTATTGTGGTTAAGTATGTGTTTAAATTTGTATTAACATTGTTGTAGAAGCTCTAAAGTAATACATGTTGGACGGCGGTTCGATTCCGCCCAGGTCCACCAAAAGGATATTATATTATGTATAAAATTGTCATTGATGATGGTTATAAGAAATATGTAAAAGATAAAAGTCGTAGTAAAGACCATCTTGAAACTAAAGCATTAAGTATTTCTAAAAAACATCCACGATGGAAAATATATGTAGTTGATGATAAAGTTTTAATTTAGTATCTTTTTGATGGGCCTGACCAGGTTTCGACAGCGTGGGATAGGATAAGAGTCAACACGTGGGGTCACGTAAAATACAAAAAGATATAACTGCAAACGATGAGTTATTCGCTGTAGCGGCTTAGTCCACTACTGAGTTTTGCTGGTTGGACTTGGAAACAGAATCAACCAGCTTCATACTGAACTCGACCAGGCAATTAAAGCCAAAATCTCGTAGTATGATATATTAGAGAATATATTGGTGCCACTTAATCAATATATGCGGAGTCGTTCTAGACTGTGACCTTCCGCGGGTTACTGACAGGCCAGTCAGACTAGTATATTCTCTAATATAAATAGTAATGCAGTACAGGAAAGCATTCGGAATTGAGAGCCTGTATCTCGTTGAAGTTCCAGCCTTAATCTACGCCTTCGGGGTAGAATTTTTATAACCACTCGCCAATAGGGAGAAATAGTATGACAAATATAGCAACAGGTCGCATCAATTTTGGACCAATAGAACATTCAATTTTAGGCACATCTTTGGGTTACGACTCATTGTTTGCGGATATTGATAAACTACTCAACAAACCTACTCAGACTACAGAAAAATATCCACCACATAATATCATCAAACTTGATGAATACAATTATGTAGTAGAATTAGCAGTAGCTGGATTTTCAAAAAAAGAAATCGATATTACAGTCGCAGATGGTTCTTTAGTCATAAAAGGCGAAAAGAAACAAACAGACGAAGAATTAACATTTCTACTTAATGTAGATTATCTACACAAAGGTATTTCTGCTAGAGCATTCACTAAAACTATTAGTATCATAGATACAGTTGAAGTAAAGAGTGCAGAATATGTTGATGGTATTTTACGTATTAAACTAGAAAATATTATCCCTGAATCTAAAAAGCCTCGCAAGATTGAAATTGATTCTGTAGATACTAAAATTTTATTAAATGAG